TACGAATGAAACATTTTTGTATTCATTGTTCTCATCTTTTTCTGCAAGAACAGAATATTTTGCATCATAAAGAATAGCTTCTCTCTGTGCATGAAGTTGAGCATTTTCAGTATCTTCTTTAAACTGTACTAACGCTTCATAGTTGGATCTCATAGAACATAATTCAGCATACTCAGAATCTGTTAAAAGTTCTCTATGTAAATTGTATCTATCGCCATCGAATGCTACATTGTCACCATCTTTTGTATATGTCTGGCCGTAAATTTTATCACCATTCCAGTTTTCATATACAAAATAAGTGTCATATACTGCACAAATGTAATACCACTCATTATCAGCATCTTCATAAACAGACAATAAATTATAAAGTGCCCAACGAATGTCATCGTGAGAAATTTCATATGATTTAATCATTTTCTCTGCAAACTGTTCGCTTTCAGACTCTACAACTTCTTCTTCAACAACCACTTCAGGAGTCTCTTCTGTAGTTTCCTCAGATTCTTCTTCGGTCACAATAACTTCCTCTGTGGATTCTTCTGTTGTTTCTTCTACAACTTCTTCTGTAGATTCTACAACTTCTGCAACTTCCTCAAAAACTTCTTCGGTAGTTTCAACAACTTCTTCTGTTGTCTCAGTAACTTCCTCTGTAACTTGTTCGAAAATTTCTTTGTCCACTTCAGTTTCCTCCTTTCCTTGGTTATTATCTATATGAAAATTGGAAAGAGTAGTATTTAACTTTTCCAATACTTCAACAAGTTTGTCATCTCTAGATAACATGCTATTATTTTGTTCGCTAAAATCAGCTATATCTGCACGGCTACCAAGCATTCCTTCACCTATTTCTGTGCCATCTTTTTTGGAACCCAACAAAGTTGAAGCTGCAACATAGAACTTGTCTAAAGAAAGATAGGATTCTTTTGCATTAAATGAAAGTTCTTCGATACTTAACTCACAAGAATTCTTTGTTCCATTCTTGCGTCGAATAATATCAGCTGCTTTTGTATAGTCCTCTGAAATATATCCATATCCACATACATATGTTTTATCTAATTTTTCATCATATTCAAAGAAAGGTTCAGATTCATCAAATGAGCCAACTTGCTTTTCAATATAAACGATTTCCTCTTCGCCAGTTTCTTCATTTTTTACTATTTCAAAATTATGAGATTCAAAATCCCACTCGCCATTATCCAATTGATGAATTGCAGCTAGGATTGGTCGATTCTTTATTGTGGGCATTGCATCTTTAGCAGCAATTTCAGAAACAAAACTTCCATTCCTATTAAGACCAGTATGAAATATTCTAAATTTTAATTTGAGCATACCGCGATGGGCATCATCTACATTTTCATCAATTTCAAATGTAGTAGGCACTTGTACGGCCAATTTATATCCAGATTCTTTGGAACTAAATTTAGTAAAGTTTTGTTCTCTACAAAATTTAACCAAATCATCAATCGTCATAAGTTTACGTTTTACCATTTATCCGTTTTTCCTCCTTTCCCCCATGATTCAAAACAAATTTGTATATAATAAAACTCCCCTCGATAGAAGAGGAGAGTTTATATCATTTAACGTGTTATGTACTTGCAATTGTAATAGTAATTGGTAACGTGCTATCATCACTTAATGTAGCAGTTCCACTTATAATTGCACCGGTCGAATCTTTTACAAATTCAATAGCAGTAATGGACTTACCATCAACACCATTTTTTCCATTGGTTCCGTTGACCCCATCTTTTCCAGCTGAACCGGTTTCTCCGGTATCACCTTTATCACCTTTCGCACCAGTGTCTCCTTTGACACCTTGTATGCCTTGGTCACCTTTTTCGCCTTTAAGAGCTAACAATTGCGCCTCTGTAAAATCTGTATATGTAAAAGCATCACCCTTTACACCTTGAATACCTTGCGGTCCAGTATCGCCCTTAGCACCAGTCTGTCCAGGTTCGCCCTTCAAATTCTTAAATGCAAAATTAAATACTTTCGAAGTATTACTTCCAGACGAGGTAATAGTAACACTAGGAGTTCCAACATTGGAATCAATTGTTACAGTTGGTGTACCAAAACCGGCTGCTGTGCCAGGATTTCCCGTAGAACCATCTTTGCCATCAACACCGTCTTCAACAATCATTGTGGCAGTCTCAACCGTACCATCATTATTCGTCCATTCAAAAGTAACCAAATTACCTTCTTCAGTTTCTACAATGCTTTGTATAGTGCAATTCTTTCCATTCATTCCGCTAGAACCTCCTGTTGTTTTAACTAAATACCACATATCATCATTTCCCAACATGTATGTTTCAGATGTAGAAAGAATAAAACAGGTTGATCCTGCAGAAACTGGGTCATTTAAATAACTCTCATTTGTATTTTGTGTTCCTCGAAAATTTTTCCGTGGCAATTTATCTAAATCAGTAATTTCATCGGCTATAAATTCCCGAATTTTTCTGGTGGTTATGTCGTTTCCCGCTTTGGTTATACTAAACATATTTCACCTCATAATTTTTACATTTAGATACACAACTTGTTACTATACACTATTTTGTTATCTTCAAATACTAAAGTACAGTCCGGTTTGTTCATGAATGTCCATGTATTATCTGTATAATCAATTAAATCAAATCCAGCACGTTTTAATTCTTCACAAGTGTTTATATCTTGTGTCTTAATAAACATAGCTTGATTGTTACTATTTATTTTTTTCATATCCTTTTCATCCTTTTTATTCCAATAAAAAAAGAGAGTAGTACAATCTCCCTTGTGCAATATGTTATCAAATATTCTTTTCTTTGTCTTTTGTCTCAGAACCTTCGTCACTAATCTCTGTGTCAGATTTCTTTGGTGCTCCATTTTCAGTAGTTTCACCAGATTGAGTTGATGCAGTTTTTAATGGAACAAACTTTTCATTGAGCTGTAACACATCTTTTTCTAAGAAATTCAATGCTAACGTGTCAAGCTCGCTAAATCCATTCAATGAATTAATTGCCAATACGCTGACGAAACCATAATTCAAATCTTTTTGCAATGACTCCTTAAAAGCATCTTTGGTATATGCAGACACTTCAAAGAATTTTACTTTTGCAGGAGCAGACACTAAATAAGATAACATACGATTTGTCCAACCATTTATTTGTCCTAGCAAACTAGATATTGCCAATTCTGTGTCTGCACGAGTTGCTGATCTAAATGCCTCTGCTCCAGAGATAGTACTAGAATTTAAAATTTGTGCACCACCAGATGTATTTAATACCTCGTTAGTTGCCTTTTGAATTTTAGTTGTATCAGTTGTTTGATCATCTGAAAACGATAATACGTCCAATGGAATAGGAGTAATAACACTGCCAACATAATCAGGCAATGATTCTTCCAATCTCTTATAATATGCTAATGCTGTACTAACATCTACTGCCCAGTCATCAGGAGTCTTAGAACCATCCAATCTAGGGATTTCAGCAGTTATAATTTTATAAATTTGCTGCTCGTCTGCAACAGCCTGAACATCTGCTAAATTTAATAATCCTATTAAATCTATAAACAATCCGCTGTAAGGTGGACAAACTGTTTCCCATGACTCTAATCTATATTTTGTACATAAAGCATATTCATCTGGCATCGGTTGCCATTTCTTTGCATTATCTCCACCATATGCTTTATACATAGAAGACAAAGGCTCTCCTAAATAATCAATTAAATACTCATATTTCTTATAATATGACATGTCTACAGAATATGAGAAATCACCAGTAAAATACTTTCCACTGATTTTGCAATATTCCGGTGGTAACTGTAATATAAACATTCCAGTCTCATCAATCCAACAACATCCGAAAAATGCATCTTCAATAAAATTGTTGATTAAAACTGGTAAGAATTCATGTTGATGATTCATTCTTTCCAACCATTGCAATGTTTCGTAATATGACTTCAATGTGGATTTGGCATTGTTGTTTTTAGTTGGATCATATTGCGGTATAACAGTACGAGCGTTTAAATCAAACATTGTTGCATTATACATAACCAGTCTAAAATAAACTTGTGATCTATAAAACAAATACCTTGACAAATTTCTAAGATTGTTTTCATTAGAAGAAATATTTTGCAAGTAAGAAACCACATTATCCTTACTATAAGAATTTAACGTTGTCTGTCGAGCTGTTTTTGAAACATCCCTAATTTGCTTGAACGCATTCTGAGTTTCTTCTTTGTTTTTTTCATACCATTCTTTCATTTCAATAGCAGTATGTTGTCCAACTGTATTTGAACTTGTGTTCGTAGTAGAAGGTGCGCTTTCTGTCACCTTTGGTTTGTTTTTACTGCCTTTAGGTCTTCCCATCGGCACACCTCCTTTTTAATTTATTATGTTTTATATCTTTACTTATTTTGAATTTATTTGATTTATATCTTGGAAAAAGATGATTTGCGCTTAGCTTGTTTGATTGGTAGTATATAGGCAAGATTGTTAACTTGAGATTTGGGTCTTTCTTTAATTATAAGTTCTTGGCAAAGCATGTAATTGTATTCTAATGCTGAAAATCTATCCTTTCTCATTCCAGGTCGTTCTTTAATTTTTATATTTGTACCCTTAACTTCATGGTCTAAATTAATTAATTCATTTACCATAAACGATGTTTGCAGATAAGGCACTTTTAATTTTGCTTGTTCAACACCGGACATTTTAGAAAAACCACGTATTTTTTTAATCAGTTCTTCTGCGTCAAATTCAGTTATTAATAGATTAATCTTGCCATTTTGAAAACCTGCTCTTAACGCCAAAGCAGCTTTGGTATTAAAATCTGCATTTGCCTTAATTGACCACACAACTTTATTTGCATTTTTCACCTTACATCTATCTGCCATGTTCTGATCATTCATACATGTCAACGCATCATATGTAACACCGTATTCAGGATCATATTGATCTTTTATAATAAAGTCATACACACCAATACCTTGACCATTTGTATCAAGCGCTAAATGAGTGCAGTTGTATTGATAAAATAATCGCATAACAATTATTCCAAGTTCATCAGTAGTCAATCCTTCATGTGTTTCAACATAAACGATATTACTAAGATATTC